GGTCTTTGTTGCTGACCTGTACGCCAATCGCGAGGGTCAAAGGGTTGGAACGCAAACGTTCTACCGCCTTCTCAACCAGCACCGGGTGACGGTCCTTTGATCCCCGCTGGCTCACTCAACCGGCGCATCCGCATTTTTGCTCCTGAGGCAGTGAGCAGCGCAACCGGCATGGAAACCGTTGAATGGGTTCTGCTGGCGTCCGCGTTCGCTGCGCAAAAGGGCCTAACTTACAAAGATGCCACGCGCATGGCGGGTCTAGATGTGACCGCAGAAGCCAAGTTCGTCATTCGTTACCGCCAAGGCATCGACGCGACCATGCAGGTGGAGTGCGAGGGCAAGCGATACAGCATCATGAGCGTGGAAGAGCAGGGCAACCGCGAGGGCTTGGAACTGCTTGTCAGGGCCGTGTGATGGTCAACCGCAGCAACTTCACCATGGAAGGCTTCAGCGACTTGGAAAAGGTCCTAAAGGACCTTGGACCGCCGTTTGCCAAAACGGCCGGATCAGAGGGACTGCGCAAAGCCACCAACGAACTCAAGAAGGACGTTCAGGCTGGTGCGCCAACGGGCACGGCTCCGACAAAACGCACTTGGCGCAACAAAGACGGCAGCAAAGGCAGCGCCGATTATGGGCGTTTGAAGCAGAACATTAAGACCCGCAAGCGCCGCTCCAAAAAGCGAAACACAATCATGTACGTCGTCACCACCGGTGAGGCATTCTGGGGCCGTTTCAGCGAGTTTGGCACCGAAAAGGAGCCAGCACGCCCTTGGTTTAAGCCAGCCGTTGACCGCTCCGTTAGCCGGATCGTCAAAGCCCTCAAAGACGAACTCCATAGGGCTGTTGAAAAGCAGGTCAGAAAGGCTCGCGGATGATCGAAGCCACAATCACGGGATTGCTCAAGCAGATTTGCCCGCAGACGTACCCAACGACTGCCCCAGCGGGCCGTGTAGCCCCGTTCATCGTCTACACGCGCGTCAGCACGCCCAGATTGCGTGATTTCGACGGATTGACCGGCATGGCGATGCCAACGTTTCGTGTTGATGCCTACGCGGCCAACTTTGACGCAGCGCGTGGAATGGCCAACGCAATCAGGACCAAGCTGGACGGCTACACAGACACCGAAGTCCAAGAGATTGCGGTGGTCAACGAGCAGGACCTAAGCGACCTGACAACCGAGGCTAATTTGTCCCGCGTACAGTTGGAATTCAAAGTAACGCACTCTGAGTAGGTCTGAATAAATACTGGCGGCCCCGTTGTTGGGCTTGCCCAATAATAAGGAGAGCCAAAAATGGCCACAGGAATCACAACCTCTAAAACCCGGTTCGACATCAAAGTAGGCACGGGCGCACTCACCAAGATCGGTGGCGTAACTGGCTTCAGCGGCCTTGGTGGCGGATCATCGGCCGTCATCGACACCACAGATTTGGATAGCAGCGCCAAGGAAAAGGCCATGGGCGTTCCTGACGAGGGTCAGGTTACGATCACCATGATCGCAACGCCCAAGGATGTAGGTCAGATCGCGCTGCGCACCGCTCGCGCCACGCAAGCCAAAGCGCAGCTGACGATCACCCTAACCGATGGCACCAAGTATGTGGCCGACGTCTACGTTCTGACCTTCGAGCGAAACGGCGATCAGGACGACGTTATCAAAATCTCCTGCAACATGGAGATCACCGGCGCTGTCACTGAGACTGTTGGCACCTAAACCAATGAGCAAGCTACTCGACCGATCTGCGCTGCTTTCGGTTAAGCTGCCGTACCGCGATGTCACTGTTCCAGAGTTGGGACAGGATGTCGCGGTTCGCGTTCAGCAAATGAGCGTCAACACCCGTGCTGCTTACTTTGAGCGCATCCGCGTCAACCAAGCCGAAAAAGCAGCATACGAGGACGATCAGGCTTTGCCGGTCGAGGAACGTGAGAACGTTGCCCAGCCAGCCGACTTGGACCTCGGCATCTTGGCAATCATCCACAGCCTTGTGGACGAGGACGGCAAGCCAATGTTCGCGGAAAGCGACATGTCGCTGTTCAACGAATGGCCGCACAATGCCGTGACACGCATCTACGAACAGGTTCTGGACATCAACTATTACAACCAGTCCCCGAGTGCCGCCAAAGAAGCCGAAAAAAAAGACTGAGGGCTGACCCGCTAAGGCGGTTCCAATTCCGCTTGGCCATGGGCTTGGGCAAAACATTGGTCGAGATTGACCACATCAGCCCCGAAGAACTCACTGGTTGGCAAGCCTTTTACGAGTTGGAGCCTTGGGGCTGCTTGGTCGAGGATCACCGCACCGAGTTGGGCTTGAACCTGCTCTACGGCATCAACAGCAAGCCGGGTCAAAAGATACCGCGCTTTATCGACCGCGATCCAGAAGCAAACAAGCCAGCAGAACAAACGCCTGAGGAGTTGGAAGACGACATCCGCGGCTTCTTCTCTGGCAAGACGATCATGGCAGAGAAAAGTGAACCCGATACATTCTCAGGTCCAATGGTTTGCGCTGACCCTGTTGAAGTAGTGATCCAAAAGAAGAAGCCAAAAGCTCGCAAGCCAAAGGCCGCCAATCAGGGCCAGAGCGCACCTCCAGCTAAGTAGAGTGTAACTCTGGCGCTGGAGGCGCAATGGCCCAAAATATAGCATCCCTTGAAGCAACAATGTCGCTCAACAGCGCCGCCTTTGTAAGCGGCCTTGAGCGGGCAACCAAGGCGACCAATCGCGCATCCAGCGCAATCGAAATGGGCATGGGCCGCGCTGGTCAGGCGGTCAAAGGATTTGCGGCTGTCTTTGCTGCCGACAAGGCAATCGACGGCGCACGGCGCTATCTGGAAGTCGCAGACGCATCCAAAAAGATGGATGCCCAAATGAAGCTGTCCACGGCAACGTTTGGTAATCAGGGCGTCGCTATGCGGGATGTAAGCCGCATTGCCAAAGAGACGCGAAGCAGCATGAGCAGCATCAGCGATCTGTATGCCAAGTTCATGCCCACATCCAAGGAACTTGGGCGCAGCCAGCTTGATAACGCCCGCGCAGTTGAGACGTTCAGCAAGGCCATGAAGGTCGGTGGTGCCGACACTCAGGCCCAAATGTCTGCCACGCTACAGATGGGGCAAGCCCTGTCTGGCACGAACGTTCAGTGGGAAGAGCTGGGCGCGATCATGGATGCCAGCCCGCGTCTCACGCGCCTCTTTACGGAGAGCCTTGGCGTTACGCGCGGCGAACTCAAGAAGATGGCAGAAGACGGCAAGCTGACGAGCAAGATGCTCTACGACGCACTGACGAACACCAAAATGACGACCGCTATTGATGCGGAGTTCCGCGAACTACCGAAGACGTTCGCCGACTCCGTAACCCTGATTGAAAATGGCGTGCTGGAAATGGTCGGCGCGTTCGACCGTGGCGCTGGTATCAGCGATGCTATCGTCGGCGCTCTGGGCGAAGGCGAAGACGCCATGGGATCGCTGAGCCAATCCGCTGAAGATGCAGGTATCGAAATCCGCGCACAGTTTGCGGGTCTACATGATGCTTTCGCGCCCATGGGCGAGGGCGCAGCCAACGTCTTCAACGCAATTCGCATCGACGCAGCGAATACGCAGGAGTCGATTGGCAACATCCTGCGTTTGATCGACAAGGCCCACAACGCCTACGCGGCCATGGATAATATTGGTACCGACATTGAGAATGGCGTTAAGCGCGTAGCCAACCGCATGATCGACCGGGCCGGTGGTGGCCAGCATTTCCAAGAGGCACCGCGCATTGCGGACTGGAACATGGGCGACAACTATGATCGCGGCTATCAGCGTTCGCGACTGGCTGCTCAGCGCAAGCGCGTCGTTCGGGGCATCCAGCAAAACGGCGGTGACAAATATCGGGGCTTTACCGGCTCTGGAATGACGGACGCTCAGGTCATTGCGATCAGCCGTCAGGTCATTGCCGACCACAATGCGGGCCGGAACGTTGTTCACGGCACCGGGCGCAGCACCGTGAAGCCCCCGGCAGCAAAAGGCGGCGGCAAGGGCAAAGGCGGCGGTTCGGCTTCCCACGCAGCTGACAAGGCGCAGCGCGAGGCAGAGCGTGCCGCTGAGACGCAGCGCCGGAACACAGAGGCTTACCAAGCTGACCTGAACCGTAGCAACCGCGAGGAACTGGACACACGGGCCGATCTCGCAAGTGTGGGTGCGGAACGCTTCCAGTTTGAGCGTCAGCTGCTCGATCAGGACCGGAAGACCCGCCTCGATCAGATCGACAAGGACGGACCTCAGGGCAGCAAGCGTTATACGGCTGCTCAGGTCACGGACCTCAAGGCAATCGAAGACCGGATCACCGCTAATCGCAGTCAGGTCATTACACTCAAGGAGCAGGAGTTTCAGCAGCAGGAGGCGCTAAAGCTGGCCAGTGCCAGCCTCGCAAACGCTGAGGAAATGGCGCAGCTGGACAGCAACATGGCGCGCACGGCCAAGGATCGCCGCGCTAGCGAATACCGGCTGCTCGACCTCCGTATGCAGCAAGAAAAGCTGGCTCTGGACGCGATCATCGCAAGCCGTGACGCCACGGAAGCTGAAAAGGAGATTGCGCGTCGTCGCCTCGCCTTGCTCCCTGCTCTTGCTACGCAGGGGCGCCGCAACGTCGATCAGCAGACCCAAGGTCCAATGGGAACGTTCCTCGATCAAATCCCTCGCACAGCCGAGGAAATCAACGAGGCGCTTCAGGGCGTAGAGGTCGAGGGTCTTCAGTCGCTACAGAACGGGCTTGTGGATTGCGTCAAGGGCGTGGGCAATCTGGGCGATGCCTTTGGCAACATGGCCGATGCCGTGATCGACGGCCTGTTGCGCATTGCGCTGCAACAGATGCTCATCGAACCTTTGGGCAATCTCTTGTTTGGTGGTGGATCGGGCAGTGGCGGTAGCGGGATTATGGGATCGCTGATCGGCAGCATTGGCGGCTTGTTCGGCGGTAAGACTGGCAAGGCCAACGGAGGCATGGGCAACAGGGGTCGCTACCTAGTTGGTGAGCGAGGACCTGAGGTTCTGGATATTGGCAGCCCGTTTGCCATGACACCAAACCACAAGCTGGATGGCGTTCGCGGAAGTGGTGGTACAAGCGTCAACGTCAACTTTGGCGCAATCACCAGCAATGATCCAGCGGCAGTCAAGCAGATGGCCATGCAGGCAATCATGGAAGCTGCGCCAATGATTACCGAGAATGCCAAGAACCACACCATAGCTCAGCTTCAGCGTCCGCGATTGTAACACGCGCTGTAGATGATTAGATCGGCGCAACGTCTACGCCGGTCTAATCATCCGACCGCTTTACGCGCGGACAGCGTTCGTGATTTCACATCGCGATGTAGTCGCCTGCGCCGCAATCAAGCCCATGTTCACCTCACGGACGCGCTTCTGCCCGTTAGCGGGCACTAGCTCGTAAACTACGCGGGTGTTTGAATCCATATCAGTGCCGGATGGCCCTTGATGATTGCATTCCAAGGTAAAGTCCTTGATTGCGAACGGAGCGTTGTTCTTTACGGTGAAATGAACGAGCTGAACATTGTCGAAACCGCCCTTCTCCCAAGTCAGCTTGACTAACTCAAGCGCCTTCTCAGGATTTTCCGCGTAAGTAGCGGCCTCGGCCACGATCCCCGCATACCGATCGCGCTTCTCGATGTATGATGAGTTTGCAGGAGCAAGGGTTACGAGTTCGCCGTAAGCCTTCGCATTACCTTCTGCGTCGCTCTCCGGCAGAGTTTTAATCTCCTTCAGCTTCGCATCAATTAGCTTCTTGTTACTGACCTCCAAGGCCTTTTGCTGTTCTGCAGTGAGGGCTTGCGCTTCGACAGTCGTACTGTTCGACGCTGCGTCTTCTTT